ACGACAGTAGAACTTCCTTTGATGGAAGCCCAAGTGTTGTGATGTTAGGGTTCATTTTCTTTTAAGGTGATTACTATGCCAGAATACAATAAACCGATTGATCCGTTGTTGGTTGCATGGGAGAATATTCCATTCGACTTTCGTCGTCTCGACATACTATTGCGCTTGCATGTAGTCTATATCTTACTTAAGGAACGAGGTATAACCCTCCCCATAAGTATTGATATGCTAGATGAACGGCTTACTACCCAGGATCTCACATTGATTTGCGAGTCTGTGGAGAAGTTGCTTCATATAGCGCCTAAAAGAACTTGAACTGCACGTGTTTCTAATCGAACATTAACTATAGAGAACAGAAATGGATACATTTGATGAGTACATTGAAAGAACTCGCGTGGCTTCTGATTTTAGTCAACGCGATGTGCGAGATAGGATTAGAAATCACCTCAAACTTGTTACGGAGTATCAATATCTCTCCGTTCCAATTAGATGCAATTCTAAACTACTTACACTTAGTGATGCTGAATTAGTCGCCTACGATGAGTATCTTAATTGTATGATCAATGCATTCTTTTTTTCTGCGAAACTACTAGTTAGTGATCGTTTTACGTATGAGGAGTAATAAGTACAATGACGCAAGGTAATCGTACAGCTGATAATTTACACGTCGTCGAGTCTTACTGGGGTTATACCCAAGTTGGGGATAAATACAATAAGATTTGGATGGGTAACGATCGTCAGAACGGCGAACCTGAAGGTTTAGAGCATCGATACGAAATGACTATTCAAAGCCAATACGACCATCTGCACGACTTTTTACAAGTTGGGCATTCTGATGTTCGTAAAGCTGCGTTAACTCAATTAACTGGTGATATCATTCAATACCTCCCGGAAGTTTGGGATAGTAACGATGAGCTCAAGTTAATTAACAAAACTGCTGCTAAGACGCGTGGTAGCGATTTTAACCTAGGTAATTTTGTTGGCGAGAGCCGACAAACTATTGCTTTGGTTGCTACTACTGCGACACGCATTGCAAAGATGTTACATTATCTTCGTGATGGCAATTTGTATAAAGCCAAAAAAGAGATAACAGGAGTTAAAGTTAATAGTGGGCATGTGCTCTCGAAGAAAAACAGAAAGCCTCTAACCGCATCTAATTTATCTGATGCTGTTTTAGAATTGCAATACGGTTGGCGTCCTTTAATTAGCGACGTGCACGATTCTATGCAATCATTAGCTGTGAAGCTAAATGGGAGTTTTTCTACGCGCGTTAAAACAACTCGTAAAACCATCGCTAATGATGTTATCACGATAGCTGGTATAAAACTCTTCCGCGTCACTACGTGCCGCGTTGAGTACCGAGCATATTATAATACACCGTTATCGACTTCTACGCAGTTCCATTTGAATGACCCTTTATCAGTTGCTTGGGAGGTTATGCCTTGGTCCTTTGTAGCCGATTGGTTCTTACCAATCGGCGACTACTTGGGCGGGCTTGACTACTTTCGCAGCTTCAATATAGGAGATTTATGGAGTACTCGCGTGATCGAAAAAAGACTTTCGTTTGCGGGAAACGCGGATAGTATTGATTATATCATACTATCGGATTCGCAATTCTATCGCAAGGAAAAATATCTTTTACGTGATCGTGTCCTTACCGGAACTGTGGATTTACCTGTGCCGACGTTTAAGAGTATGAAGAAGGCTTTACAACCTGAACATCTTCTTAACGCTTTTGCCTTGTTAACATCCACCACTGATGGTATACGTAAACAACTAAAGTTTTAGGGCATTGCTTATGGCCCGAGCTTTTTATTTTAATCTTAACATCTTATAGGAAATTCCTATGTCTGCCATTGCTGGCTTTTCATTGACCGACGCACAAGCTACTCCCGTGTCGCATACTTTTGTTCCCTTAACGCACAGCCGAGACGA